CAAGGGGGTAGGATTATTTTAGCACAAGGGGGCAGAATCGCTTGGTTTTAGGGGGCAGCTTACACTGGATTTTCCATGCCCAAAGCTTAGACCGGACATTTGGGAAAATATCAGCCAAATTCTGTGAGTATAATCCATCTAACCGTGTTGTAGGCTAGAAATTTACGACATTAAATTCATTGTCGTGTATGGAAGCTCTAATTTTTAGGGCTTCTTTTTTTTATGTCCGACCTTTGTTTACATGATAGATATTAAGGACATACAAGGCAATACCCGCTTTTCAACTGGTATCAATCCCGGTGCAAAAGGCAAGTTCTCTTTAATGAAAGAGGACTATGTCGTACTACCTTTTAATACTCTGTCCCCAGTCGATTTCCAAGTAGGTGATTACGTTGACCTGCGTGGGGTACTCGATGCCTCCATGGGCGGTAAATTAGCAAAAATCTATCAGATTGTAGATATTCCCTATCCGACCTACAAGAACGGAGGCTACTCCTATGAACTTCGTTTTGACGCTTACTATTTCAAGTGGAAAACAAAGATATTCAAGTACACCCCGGAGTACGGAGGACTGGAAGCGTCCTGGTCCCTTACCGCTTCACTGGATGTCCAGATGGGTGTATTCCTTCGCAATTTGAAAGCTCTTGGTTATACTTATGGAGGAAAGGATTTCACGTTTTCCATTGACAGCAGTGTAGAGAACTCATCAAAGCTGATGACTTATGAGAACATGAACCTCATTGACGCCATGTTTAGCATGGCAGAGAAATGGGGCTGTGACTGTTGGGTAACGGACCATGTAATCAACTTCGGACGCTGTGAGTTCTCGGATGCCGTCACGATTGAGCTTGGGAAGGAGGCTAAAGACATCAGTAGAAGCGACAGCAAAGGTACTTATGCCACAAGAATCTATGCGTTCGGTTCAACGCGCAACATCCCTACCAACTATCGCCCGATAGACCAGAGTGCCGTCGTTAATGGCATCGTTCAGAAGCGCCTTATGCTTCCGGCAGGTACTCCATACGTAGACGCCCGCGAGGGGTTGAGCGATTTGGAAGCTATCGAAGCAGTTGTTGTATTCGACGACATATATCCGAAGCGGGTAGGGGAGATTACCGATGTAAGCTCTTATGAAAGTGAGGTGAACAACGAGGATGGCACGAATACTAAAGCTACCTTCTACCGTTTTACTGATACCGGAATAAGCTTCTCGAAGGAATACATTCTTGAGGGTCAAGAACTCAAAATCAAGTTCGAGTCCGGTAAGCTCAACGGCATGGAGTTCGGCGTAGCTTTTAATCCTCTTGGTTTGACCGAAAAGAACGACGACGGCACATGGAATCCTGATGCCCAGCTTTGGGAGATTGTACAGAATGAAGACTACGGCCGTTCCTTGCCGGATGAAGTGTTGTTCCCTTCAAAAGGTGACAAGTATGTACTGTCTGGTTGGAATGCCGAGAAGATAACCGAACTTGGGCTGGTGGCTGCTGCCGAAGAGGAACTGCTTGCCACTGCAAAGAAGTACGTGGCAAAGACCTGCATCGACGACGGCACCTATACGGCTACGCTCAACTCCATCTGGGTACACAAAGACCAAATAAATCACAGCTTTGACATCGGCCAGCGCATCAACCTTGTCAATCCCACCTATTGCAATGGTGGGCGCTTGTCCCGTGTCATCGGCTTTGAAATCAAGCTGGACTTGCCTTACGACTCCCCACAGTACACTATCGGCGAGAGCACCGCCTATTCCCGCATTTCCGACATAGAAGGTAAGGTCGAGGAGTTGACTTTCAAAGGTCAGACCTTCACCGGTACCGGTGGCAGCAACATCTATGTCATCAAGACCAACGACGCTACGGCCGCAAGCAACTTCAATGTGTTCTCAGCCTTGCGTACCTTGAGAATGTTCCTCCGCAAGGACGCAAGCGACGTAGCGGAAGAAATCATAAACTTTTTGAAGGGATTGCTGATAGGCAAGAACGGCAGCGGTATCACGGTACGCAAGGACGGCACCTCGCAGGCTGTCGTTGACCGTCTATATGTGAAGATAAAGGCCGTCTTTGATGAATTGCAAGTCAAGAGAGCTACCCATGTAGGCGGTGAACAAATAATCACCCATGCCGGTATGAAGTGCATCCGCGTGGAGGAACTGGAAGACGTCTACCGCTGCAGTTTCCTTGCCGAGCAGGACGGTGAGGCGATAGCCAACGAGTTCAGTGTAGGCTCGCTGGCGCAGGCAAAGGAGTGCAACATCGTCGAAGGAACCACTCTTAATGCCTCCAACCGCTACTATTGGCGTGAGGTCGTGGCCGTGGGACGTGACTACATCGACTTGTCCAAGACCATTTGCGGTGAGGACAGCGATGTTCCCCAAGCAGGTGACGATATTATAGGATTGGGCCACCGTACAGATGTAGACCTTCAAAGCGCAATCGTGCTATCGTCTACCAACGAGACATCCCCGTCTATAACTTTCTACACCGGCATTGACGACTTCAACCTAACGGGGAAAGATGTAATCTCCTTCGGTGTTGACAAATCCACCGGGCATGCCTACATGAAAGTGTACGGTACTTCCTATATCGGCGCCCGTGATGAGAGCACTTACATCAAGTACACACCGGAAGGTGGCGTAGAAATCAAAGGGCGATTCCTTACGATGGCCGGTGAGGACATCCTGACAATGTTCACTGTCATTGAAGGACTTATCAAGTCTGAAATCTCATCCGTGCGTGATGAAATCAATGCCCTGAACAATTACCTTAACAATGCGTCTTTTGCCGCTGACATGCAGTACTGGACCGGTAGCAGCAACATACGCATCTTCCGAGTTGACGGTCGGCTGCTGTACTTCAACAGTAACTTCTATGCGAACAAGGAATCTTTCGCCGATATAGTAAGCGAACGCGCAAAGAATGTGCTACGCCTTAAGAACAGCTATATCGAGCAGGTCAACTCAGACTTTTACCGCCATCCGGATTTTGAGACCTTCGACGAACTCAAGCGCCCCCGGCAGTTCACTATCTCTTTCAAATATTTAGTGAAACGCCCCGGTACTCTTGCCTTCCATTTCAAGAACGAGAACAAAGAAGGTTTTGAGGAATACATCCCGATTTCCTTTTCTAAGGACCTATATCCCAGTACTGAATTCAAACAGATGGAGATAACCGGTAAGTGGAACGGAACCGGTGATTTCCACATGTCTTTTACCGGTGACATGTACTTGTATGCACTTACGCTAACCGATGATGCTCTTGCTGACTTGCGCGAGGAATTCAATATGCGTTTTGAACTTACAGACAAGAAGATTCAGGCGAACCTTGACGAAATCAGAAGCACGGCAGGCAAGCTTGAAGAGTATCACAGTGAATTCCTGCTTACCGCGCGCAACCTTGAAGCGAAGTTCACGGAGGACCTGACGAATACTGAGAGTCGTATAACGCAAGAATACACCTCTGCTATCGACATCTCCGCCCGTGGTCTGAAAGCTGAATTCACGTCTGGTCTTGTAGGCCTTGAGACTGGAATCACCGAAGCATATAAGTCTGCTATTGACATATCGGCCCGCGGTCTTCGTGCAGACTTCAGTGCGTCCGTCTCTGACCTGGACGGCAAGCTGTTCGCCCATGCAGGCAGCTTTCATGTGACTGCCGAGAAGATAGAAAGTATGGTGACCGCCACAAACAGCCTGAAGGGTACCGTGGAACAGCATACCTCAGCCATCAGCCAGACGGCCAGCCGTATAGACCAGTTCGTGCAGAAGATAACCTTCGATTCCAAAGGTAACATTACCAATATCGACAAAGCCGGTTTAGTGACGGAGAGCAATATCGCCACCATGTTTGCGGAAAAGGTCGACCCAAACGGTGATATCGTCAGGCGTGCTCAAATCAGCGCGTTCATCACCGAAGGCGAAGCGGGCAGGCTGATATCCAATGCTACAATCGAGGCTGACCGGATAAACTTTACGGGAAAGACCATCATCAACGGCAGTTTCGTGGTCGATACAAACGGGCGTGTGACGATGAACGACATCACGGCAAACAACCTGACTCTAAAGGGCAGCATAACGGGCACGGATGCTACGCTGAACGGCATCACAGCTAATAATCTGACATTAAAAGGCAATATCTCAGGTATTGACGCCATCCTGAACGACATTACTGCCAATAACCTTACGTTGAAGGGCAACATTACCGGGGCGGGGGCTACACTGAATGATATCACCGCCAATAATCTTACCTTGAAAGGGAGTATAACGGGCAGGGATGCTGTCTTGAACGATATCACCGCGAACAACCTTACCCTGAAAGGTACCATATCCGGTGCCAATGCCACGCTTAACGATATCACAGCCAATAATCTTACGTTGAAAGGAAATATTTCCGGTGCCAACGCCATATTGAACGGCATCACCGTAAACGGAAAGATAAACGCCTCCAGCGGCCGGATAGGTGACTATCTGTATCTGCATGGTAACGGTATATCCACCAACTCGAGAGCGTTCGTGACCGACCTTACAGATAGCACTACGCAATTCGAACTCAGCAAGAGCTACTATCTGCATGCGATAGCGTCGGACGGAGGAGCCAATAGCATCCTGATAAGGCCCTACCAGACTATGGAAGCGGGCACAGTCAAAGGGGTGGTAACCATCTCTGCAACCATTCCGGGGCGCAATAGGGCCATACACGTATCTTCCGGCGAGAGCTATTTCGGTGGTGATGTGATGGTGGGGAAGATGTATGCTCCGTCCTCCGGGACTCTGGAAATTGCCGGGCCGCTGAAGACGCAAGGTGTATACCGGAATACTGACGTGATACTCTCTTCGGTTACAAGGTACAGCATTAAGGCGACCGACCACACACTGCTTTTTTACGGCAACTGTACTATATCCCTTCCGTCCTCTTCTGACGGGCATGAGATATGGATAATGCCGAACGGGAATACCATCAGTTTTCCTTCCGGTACGTTCGCGAACTCTTCCAGGACGAATATCAACGGGCGTGAATGGCATGTGATAAAACGGGTTTTGGGGAATTGGTATCTGTCATGGATGAGTATATAGAATAATTAAAATAGAAAGTATGAAAATCAACTTTAAGAAAATCGAGGCCCAGACCTCATTCGAAGGCGCCAAGCAGACCTTCGACGTAGCCGAAACGGTCGGCAATGAAATGATGTACAACGGAAGTATCCTTCTGGATATAGGCTTTGAAGACCTGGCACGGGAAATCTACTACTCGAAAGATGCGGTGGAAATCCCGGAACAGTATTGCAAGGCTCTTGAACTTGTGGTGAAGAACTCGCGGCTCATAGCTGCCGTGAAACGTGCGGTAATTAACCAACTGAACGTCATCCAGCCATCTTAAATCAATTCTGAAAATTATGGTATTGGAATCAAATCAGTTCAACCAGCTTGTAGAGGAGGTGAAGAAAGCCCTTCTTGTCGGCTCCCAAGGTGTGGGCGATGTGGAGATTGTCGATTCGCTGGCCGATATCGTGAGCCTGCCCGCCCTCCGTCTTGCCGGTATGGAAGAATCGGTGGTCGAGGCACCGCTTGAGTTGCTGTCTGCCCCTGCTGAGGAAGCTGCTGAGGAAGTGCGCAAAGCCGAAGCGGAGCGTGTCATAGTGGAGAACGCACGCAAGGAAGCTGAGAAATCCCGTGAAACGGCTGAGACAAAGCGTGCTTCATCTGAAAGTACCCGCGCATCTGCTGAAACTACGCGTATCAATGCCGAAAAGGAACGTGTGACAGCCGAAGGTCTCAGGAAAACGGCAGAGACAGAGCGAGGCAAAGCTGAAGCGGTCCGACAGACGTCTGAGACCGGACGGGCAACTGCCGAAACCGGCCGTGTTACTGCCGAAGGTAAACGTGTCAGCGCCGAGGAGGAACGTAAAAATGCTGAGACAGTGCGGGCCAACGCAGAGTCAACCCGACAGACAGCCGAAACGGGTCGTGTCAATGCTGAAACCGGTCGTGCTACAGCAGAAGGTAAGCGCGTTACTGCTGAGAATGCCCGAAGTACTGCTGAGGATACACGTAATAGTGCGGAAACTAACCGCCAAACAGCCGAAACCGGACGCGTAAATGCTGAAAGTGGCCGTGTAAATGCTGAAAGTGGCCGTGTAAATGCTGAAAGTACCCGTGTCACTGAATTTGCTGCCCTCAAGCAGGAATCGGAGACGGCTACTGCGAATGCTACTGATACGGCAGAACATCCTACCTACATCGGTGCAGACCACTATGTATACCAATGGGATAAGAACGCTAAAGAATACGTTAAGACGGATATCTATGTGAAAGGCAAGCCGGGAGATACATTCACCCTTCTTGGACGTTACGATACGCTTGATGCCTTAAAGACTGCTGTACCTGACGGGTCAAACATCACTGGTTTCTATTCCGTTGGAACTGCATTGCCTTATACATATTATGCCTGGTATAACGGTGATTGGCAAAGTCAAGGACAATTGCAAGGTCCAAAGGGCGATAAAGGAGAGAAGGGGGATACGGGAGCGCAAGGTCCTCAAGGCGTACAAGGTCCACAGGGCATGAAAGGTGATACCGGTGCCACAGGACCGCAAGGAGTAAAAGGTGATACTGGTGCTACCGGTCCTGCTGGTGCAAAAGGCGCCACTGGTGCACAAGGAATACAAGGTCCAAAGGGCGATAAAGGAGACAAAGGTGATACGGGTGCAAAAGGCGCTACCGGTGCTACTGGTGCCACGGGTGCAGCAGGTGCAAGTGCCAGTATTACCGGTGCTACTGCTACGGTTGACGCCAACATCGGTACGCCCTCCGTGACCGTTTCTCTCGGTGGTACCGCATTGGCCAGAACCTTTTCCTTTGCTTTCAAGAACCTGAAGGGTGCTACCGGAGCAAAAGGCGCTACGGGTGCTACCGGAGCTACTGGACCTAAAGGGGCGACTGGTGCGCAAGGGCCACAAGGGCCGCAAGGTGTCGGTGACCCGACAGTTACCGGTGTGAATACGGTCACGACATTGACCTCCCTGCCGATTTCCAAGAGAAGTATCACTGCAAGTTTGGGCTCTGCCACGAACATCAGCCTTGCTTCCGGAATGTCAGTGGGTAATGATTTGTATATCCGTTGCGTCGCATCGGCAGCATTCACACAGCCGATACCCAATACCGGGGCGTTCACTTCGATGTCCGGTACTTCAATCAGTGTTTCCGCTGGAGATATCTTTGAGATTAGTATCTGGTGCTATGCCGCTGGTGCCTATTCAATATCCGTAAAAACAAGGGACTAAAGTTTATGAGTGTATTAAAAAGACGAAGCAATAATATAAAGGACGGTCAGTATGTGATTGCATTCTCCGACAGTAGAGCCTTAATAGATATTTCCAAGGATTGTGGAATGACATGGACCAGAAAACAGCCTTCCGACCTTACTAATGTAAACGAATACTTTTTCAGCAACGATAAAACGAGGATAGCCATGTCCGGAGACGGTAGACATATCTATTGCTCATGCTATATGGCAAATGTGGGATTATTGCGTTCTACGGATTTTCTGGAGACGGCAGAACCTTTCAAGCCTGATAATTGCTATTCCGTGTACTCGATAGCCTGCAACGGCAGGGGGAATCTGGTCGCTATTGTATGCAAGAATAACAATAACAAATATGATTTGATGCTTTCCGGGGATTATGGGAAGACATGGTGGGTCTCCAATGGATTAAAAGACAGTACTGTGCATCTCATGGGTGTAGAAATGTCTCATTCTGGTAGATACATAGTGGCATATGCATCATCCCCTAATTATACTGTCCATGAACTATATGTATCTTCCGATTATGGAGAAACTTTTAGCAGTGAAATATTCAGGGGACCTATCACAAAGATTGCCATTTCCGGTGACGGCAAATACATGTTGTGTTGCTGCAATAGGGAGAGTTCATCAAAGTTATACTATGCCTATTATTCCGGGGATTATGGGAAGACATGGACTAAAATTACCGATTCGAGTTTCTCCGCCCGTACATTGGCCATATCCTATGACGGGAAATATATGGTTATAGAGGGGGGGTACTCTTATTCCGGTGCACGTATATCCGCTGATTACGGAAAAACCTGGGCATTGAAACATTCCGTTATTGGAAATAGCTTTGCTTTGGGGCTTTCGTCTGACGGAAAGTATGCGATAGCACAGGAAAGTTCTTCTCCGTATCGTATGTTCAAATCTTCGGATTATCTGGGCTCATTTACTGAAATAAATACGGCACCGCTTACATCAGGTATTAGAGCGAATTACCGATTTATCATAATGAATAAAAATAGGCTTTAACAATAATGCAATATATACATATTTATTCAGAGGAGAAAGTTGTCCGTCTTGATTTTGAACTGGACGGAAACTATGAAGTGGGTACAACCTATGAGGATTACCTGAATGGAGCCTGGGTACCGTTGAATGCGGAACAAAAAGCATTTTATGAAACCCATCCGGCAGCGTCTGCAAAGGAAATTCTTGAATGTGAATTAATCCCTCCCTATGAGCCGACTTTGGAGGGTGTGAAGAGCGCGAAGGTCAATGAAATTGCTGTTTACGACGGGTCCGATGCCGTGAATTCCTTTACGCTTGGTGGTAAGCGGATGTGGCTTGACAAGGATACGCGGGTAGGACTGGTGAACTCAATTACTATCGAGCAGGCTGTGGGTAAGGAGACAACCGTGCTGTGGTATGATACCGTGAAGTATGTAATCCCCATTCCTCTTGCCTTGCAGATGCTGGCCGCACTGGAACTGTATGCCTTGGAATGCTATAATGTCACGCAGGAACATCTGGCCGTGGTTATGGGACTTGCTACGAAAGAGGAGGTCGGAGCATATGATTACACTTCTGGTTATCCTGAAAAATTAGTGTTCAACCTTTAAATTGATGGCTTATGATTTACTTATATTTTATGTCGCTGTTTTTGCTCACTATGTACATAATGTATGCGGTGAGAGTGTGCGGAGTGCCTTGGAGCTTGTCTGATACCTACTATCAGTTGAAGAAGCGGAATCGTCCGGCATGGCTGTTCCAGATAGCTATGATTGTTCCTGCCATGCTGCTTATGCCGGTGTGGATTGAATGCTCATCGGAGAACCTGCAATGTTTGGCATTTCTTGCTTGCGGTGGGCTGATGTTCGTCGGGACAGCCCCGCTGTTCAAGGAGGAATTTCAGAGCAAAGTACATTATGCAGGGACAGTAATAGCCGGATTAGCTACAATTCTTTGGGTTTGTCTCTCCGGTATGTGGTACTTGCCTGCGGTTGCTTTCCCGATAGCCGTTGTTATCATGTTGAGATACCGGAAATGGCTGTTCTGGGCAGAGATGGCAGCGTTTGCTTGTGCTTATGTGGGGGTGCTTATAATTTGTATCGATTGTTAAACCGGGAGAAATGGAAATGAATGATTGGATTATGTTGGTGACCGCACTCGGTGGCATTGAGGGCATCAAGCAGCTTGTTAAGTGGTGGATGTCGCGCAAGACCAATGCGCGTATTGAGGATGCCCATGCGGATGTTGAGGAGTTCAAGGCATTACGGGAGTACAACGAGTTCCTGCAGAAGCAGCTTTCGGAGAAGGAACAGCGGTTTGTGGAACAGACTGACCGGCTCCGTAAGGCACAGGATGAGCTGTTTACACTGAAGGAGACTAATTCTGACTTGAAACTGGAATTGGCACTGAAACGGTGTGAGAGAAAGAAGTGCGGTGACAGAGAACCGCAAAACGGATATTAATTAAAGATTAGAAGAGGAGGAAAAGAAATGAGTGTACCAAGAGGATTGAGAAACAACAATCCCGGCAACATCCGTCTGAGCAAGGACAAATGGCAGGGATTGAGAGAGAGACAGGAAGATAAAGAATTCTTCCAGTTCGTCAGCATTGAATGGGGCTACCGTGCGTTGATGCGCACGTTGCAGAACTACCGGTGGAAACACGGGATGAAAACCATTAGTGATTTTATAACCCGATGGGCACCGCATAAGGAAAACGATACCGGAGCTTATATCCGCAAAGTATGCCGTGAAATGGAGGTGCCAAACACCTATATCCCGGACATTGAGGACAAGGCAACGGTGTGCGCTTTTGCCGCTGCCATCTCGTTGGTAGAAAACGGCATCCCGGCTGTGATGGAGGACGTAGAGAAAGGATGGAAACTGTTATGAAACGGTTGCCTTGGATATTGGTTGCGCTGCTGGCGGTTGCTTGTGTGGCGGCTTGGCTTCGCCCGCATGAGCAGCCTCCGGCTGAAGTTCGTGTAGAAACGAAGATAAAGACGGTTGTCAGGGTAGATACGATGCTTATCTCTGCGCCGATGGCTGTGTTCTGGCGTTTCGTGCCGGATGATACGACACGGATAGGTGATACCTTGCTTCATCGCCGACAAGTAGTGTATTCAGACAGCTCGTATCGGGCTGTGGTGAGCGGATATGTAGACCCTCGGCTGGATAGTTTACAGGTATTTCCTAAGACGGTGTATCAGACGGT